ACATCTTATCTGCATTCAAAAATTTAGGTTCTCTTAGTTTTACAACTGCAGATGCACCCTTTGGTAATGATCCACCCTGATGACCAGGAATACCTTTGTGACCATGATGTCCTGATCCAGCTCCACCCTTTAGAATGACATTGATTGCCTCTTTATATTTCCTAAATTCAGATGCTTCAAATAGTGGAGTTGAGGTAGTACCACCAACACGAACAACCTTGTTAAATCTTTTTGATAATAATTCTTGCAATTTATCTGCACCTTGTCTATCTGTTAGATATTCCCATGCTCCATATCTAGGAGTAGCAGGAAGATTGACAATAAGTTTTCCATTATCTTCCATGGAATTTGTTAATTGATCAAAAGTTCCTAGAAGCATGTCATCAGAACCTTGTACATTCAAAACGTTTGAAGCATAAACAATGTTGTATTTGTTATTCAGGGCATCTGGATTATGTAATCCAGGAATAGAATTATCACCGAACTCATAAGGTGTGACATTCAAACCAGCAGCCTGTAATCGCAAAGCATGTGCTGCTGCCTTACCTGCACCGAAGTCAAGAATCGTATCAGATGGCTTAGCAATGGATTCAACATACTTTGGTACAATAGCCTTAGCTCCTACAGCACCAGTATTCCTTGAAGTCCTATTTGCCTGTCTTACTAAATCTTGATCAACTTGTGATGACATTACAACACGAGCAACCGAACCACCCTCTTCCCCTGGTCTGCCTTTATGACCGTGAAATCCTGAACCTGGACCACCTTTGAGAATTACAGTTGCTACCAATTCTTGCTCCATAATAATTGAAAATAATAGCTTATAGGGAGGTCAGTTTTGTCCTGACCTCCCTACCATCACCCAACAGCTAACTTTGCCTTATCTAATGAGTATGATTTGCCGATCACAGGCAATCCCTTTACGGCAATATGTGTAAGTTTTGAAATGCCTAGTGAGGCCACGAAACTAAGAATGTAGGTTCCGACTGTGGCGATGGTCAGTAAAGTCTGATCGATGCCACTCACATCAAATGTAGGCAAGAATAGACGTGTGACAAACAGAGCCAGGACTCCCAATAAATTGAGTCCTCCACTCCATTTCACAGCATCGCCATCCTTGATCCAACCAAACAATTTTCCTACATTGACAAGAAGCGCTACAGCTGCAGCGAATCCTGCTAATGCAAGAACTTCAACAACAATCTTTTCAAACATAGTTACTCCTTTCAAATTTTGTCTTGTGACAAATAATACAACTTGTCATTACCTCATGTACTCCTTATCACCAATCTTTATGGCAGAATATTGGTCTACACCAATCTTACCCCAAACTTCATTACCAATAATAACCTTCTCAAGAATAATACGATCATCACCAACTTTTGATGAGATATTATTATATACTTTACCAATAACAGTGCTAGGTTTATCTCTCACACGCAAACCATCTACTAAGACTTTCATAATTGGTAATGTTACGAAATTCTCTTCAACAGGATCAGGTATAGGAGGATCAACGATTATAACATCACTGTTAAAGAGTTGATTATAAATAGACACAGGTTGTAAGAAGTAGTTCAGGTCTAAAGTCTTAGTAGCTACACCCATGTTACGTCCATCAGAAGTACCATTATCATCAAGATCACCATCCGAGGCATACTGCCATATGTAACAAGTTCCTGTCCAACCATTTGACTTTACTGCAGCAAGTACTTGTTCTGGAGTCTTTGTGTCATTATACCAAGCTACCCACAATGGACGATTTCTGAACCATTTCCAGAACCAAGGTAACCACCCAACGGAAGTGTAAATTCCATTGAACTTCCCATTCAATTCATCAATTCTCTCTAAGAATGCTCTTGCAATAGTTTCAGCATGTTCTTGAGTTTCAGGATCAGTAAGTGGAGTTGAATATTCTGGACCACCATTCTCGACATCAAGCCAAATAATACATTGTGGATCATCCTTGAGCTGCTTCCAACATGTCTCAGCTTGTTCCCTACCCCACGCTGCGTCTTCCATACCGAAGACAGCAGATTTAGTATTGCACCAGTTACTATAATAATCCATATACCAGTATGGCATACGGTTTATCTTCTTCCTCTTTGCTGATTTCCAATTCGAAACAAATTGGAAATCTATAGTTCTTCCATAACCTACACGGATACCACTAAATTGAGCAGCCATCAGATCCCAATTAATAAGTCCTTGAAATGAACTTACATCAGTACCACGTATAGGTATCTTACTGTAAACTAATCCCATGATATTCTCCTATTCAATATCAACTTCTTCACAATCAGCAACTTTGACATCTTCCATCTTTATAGGGATCAAATTTGCTGACTGCACCTGTCTTGTCAAAGCACTAATGAGAGCTTGATAATTCTTTATCTGACACTTCAGTGCTTCTATTACACGATTAGTTTTCTTCTGTTCAGACTGTAAGCTAGTAATGTCTGTTCGTAATTCAGATAAAGTTTCTTCAAGTTTCTCTGTATAACTAAGCTCCTCTGTCTTAGCTACAAATTTCTCCTTTTTGATGGTATACTTATCCATCCTACTGGATTTCAATAACGCTAAACCTGACATTGCTAAGGTAAGAACTAACATTACAATTCCTATCCACTCTTTTACAATTCCCACTGTAGCAGTAGTCGAATCCATAGTTATCTCCTGTGTATATTTCTTACGTTTGCACCTGTGGCTACAACCACTGTATACAACGTCATAAGTATTCTGATAGGAACTGCTCCGATCCAATAATTTTCAGATTGACTCATAGGTATAAAAGTCCTTACCAATAAATATACATAAGTTATTGAAGCTAATCCTAATACAATTGCAGATGCTATCTTAACCCATGCATATGAATAATCTTTATGATTCCTTAACCAAATAATTGTATCAATAACACCCTTTATTCCGAAGATTATAATTACTAATTTAAGAGGTATACCAATTATCTCAATAATATCCATAATATTATCTCAATTTCATCAACTTGAGTTTATGCTGCCACATCGTCTATTCCTGCCTCTCATCGCATTATGATTACCATAAGGTACTCTATATGCATTTGTAGGTGGTGTAAAATCGCTTGTCCATCTTGCTACACCTTTTGAAAATCTTACCTCATCTAACCAACCATTAAAGTAACTAGAACCACCTTGTTGTAATCCAAATCTTATTGGAACATCACCATCATAATCTACTGCACCACTCTTAGTTACTGCTGTAGATAATATACCATTACTAGTTAAATAAAAGTTATCTCCATATCTTATGATGGCTATATGATTAAACATGTTCTCATTTACTGATACTGTTCTATTGAAAAACTCAGAACTACCTGTCCACATTCTAGCACCTATACTTGTTTTCGATATAGAATATAATGAAATGTCAGGATATTTAGAACCAACAACACCACCTTGATTAAATATTTCTAATGTGCCTGTCGCATTTATGTACACCTGCATATCTATAGTAAAGTCACCAGAACCATAATTAAAGTCAGAAACAGCAGCAGTTGAAATTGTAGCATCTGTACCATTAAACAATCCAGACGCTGTTCCAAATTTATATTGTGCAGTATCTAATTGAGCACCACCACCAACAGTCCAAACTTTCCCACTCTCATCAATAAAGGTATTAGATCCATCTGCACCATCAAGGTGCATTAGACAAACAGTGTTAACATCATCAACAGCCATATATAATCCTTATGTAATGACAAGTCTGTTCACAAAACCATGAACAGAGACAACATTCGCAGCATCAGCAAAGGCTCTAATTTCCAAGCCATTCTGTAATGGGAAACCAGGAACAACTTTATATAAACCACTCTTAGCTGGTACATTACCAATTATGTTACCATCTGGAGCTGTTGCTTCTCCCCACTCAATTGTGAGAAGATGGTCAACAGTATCATTATTCACTGCCCACAACCATACCTCATCTTTATCAGCAGTGCCAGCTACAGCAGTGTGTAACAAAGTACCTGCTGTAGAAGTTTGAACAACCTTAATTGCCTTACCATTGGTAGAACCACTCAGCATATGCTTTGTGTATGTTTCCATAATTGTCTCCTACAAATATATCTGAGTCATAAGTACATCAGTTGAACCACCACCTGTTGGAACAGCACCACCATCTTTTATCAATTTACCTGTTACTCCATCAAATACAGCTAAATGGCCATCCGTAGCACCAGCTGGACCAACTACATCACCTGAACCTACTCCAGATAAATGTGCAACAAACGGATCTGCAGGTGTGCCTGTGCCTGTGATTGTTGTACCATCTCCCTCTTGATCACCAGTGTTTGTGCCTGAAGTATTTCCAATAACTATCTTCTCTGTGTTTGTAACATAATTGTCGTCAGCACTTCTGACTGGTTCTAAGTCAGATATCGCTACATCAGAATCAGAGAGAGTCTTGCCTGTACCATCTGCAAATGTAGGAAGATGACCTGCTATTGCTCCTACTGGACCAATAACATCACCATCACCAGCACCTGGAGAGACAAATTCTAATCCTTCCTCATCTACTCTAACCTTTACAACTTTACCACCTTCACCAGTGTATGAGTTAGGTACATCAGATAAACCTATAAATTCTAAAACTGCTGAACCTGATAACACTTCTATCCAAACTGTACCATTCCAAAAATAAATATTACCATCATCTGTATCATAATAAGTTGCTCCTATACCATCTGTCGGTAAAGAAGCAGCTAACGTTGTGCGCTCTGCAGTTGTACCAATGTAGAGATTTCTAGCATGTAAATGCTGCATAATTACCTCTAAGTAAATTTACCTTAGAAATTTCAGTTACTTTATGTTTATGGTTGTACCTGCGAATGTACATAAGAATCTTGAATATACATCATCACCTAAAAATTCTCTAAGTTCCGGTAATATTGACATTTCTTGATTCTTAATATTAACTGTTACACTTGCATTTGATAACAATCCCATCCTCATATGTATGATAGTACTTCTGTAAACTGTCTTTGCTGTAACTCTTGACATCTTACAAGTATTGACAAGTGAAGTAACAATACCTCTACTCTTATTATGAGTTCCATCACGAGTTAGACAATAAATAAGTTTTGTCGCCTGAGTAATGACATCAGACGACATACTTGGAAATCTTGAAATGTTCCTACTTATCAAATCTTCTATGTAAGAATCTTCTTCTGTTGAATCAACATCATTGACTTGCATCTTTTCAGAATTTTCAACATCTTGAATACTGTCAGATTCAATTGAGTCACATGTCTTTGCCTTAGCATATTGTGTTATACATGAATTCCGTATAACTGTAGAGAAGTATGTATGAATGTTGGAGATAGCAGGATCATAATGATCCAAAGATGACATGACTTTTATCAAAGATTCTTGTACAAAATCATCAACTTCTGCTGACGTATAATTGTTCGCAATGTGTCTTGCTAAATCATTTGTTTCGACTAATATTTGCTGAAGGGTACTTGAATCTTTGGTACTCTTCCACCTCACCACTAATCCAGAAACAATGTCAGCATCAAATATTTTCAAGTGGTGTCCTCTCACAAGCAATAATTGGGTATCTCATAAATATGTTAAATTTTGGATACTGTAGATTAGAGCACATATTTGGTAAAGAGTCTAATAATGATATAAATGCATTTCTCAAGAAATAATTCTTCAGTGCTTTCTTATCACATTGCTTTACATACGACAACTCTTCAAATAATGTAAATCTAGCACCTGTTCTATCTAATGCTAAATTGACTACTTTATAATTATTGAAAATTCGCTCATAACCAAACTCTTTTATGTTCTCAGCAATTTTACCCTTAAATTTCCCAGCCTCTATGTCACTAAACATAGAAAGTACTGATTCATGTTCTTTTATCAACTTTGCTGCTGTTACTTCTCCAACCTTATTTACTCCAGGAATGTTGTCACTACCATCTCCCTGTAAGGCTTTCCACCATATGAACTTTGATAATTCAAAGCCATATTCCTCTTCGAATTCCTCAATTCCATATAGCTTATTCTTATTAGGACTCAAAACTTTTGTTACAAAAGATATTGCTTGAAGTAAATCCTTATCTCCTGTAACTATTACATTCTCATCATGCATGGAAATCTTAGAGGCATGATAAACTAAATCATCTGCCTCTATGTAATCCTTTCTTACACTCATTATTCCCATTCTTGGTAATGCATAATTATGTAACTCATTCATCTGTCTAAAGAAGTCTGCTCTTACTTCAGGATCTTCATCGACATGCCTATTAGCTTTATATTCTGGAACTAAGTGTCTTCTAAACTTTGGAACTTTACCATCCCATGCTACAATTACACTAGTTGGTTTTTGTTTCTTCATCAAAGATTCCAAGACTTTCAGAAATCCATAAGTCACTGACACATCCACTCCAGCGTTTGATAATTGGAATGTGTATCGGCACCTGTATGCTAAGTTGTTGCCATCTATAAGCAACAGTGTGTCTGTCATGCTGACCTCAATCTTTAGTTTCGTCTTCTTCGGAATCTTCCCTTACATCTGTACTGTCAACTATTTGATTAGCTGTTATCAATCCTGCAATAAGTTCATAATTCTTATCATAAACTTCTGGCCAACCCTTGAGTTGAAATTTGTCTGGGATTCCTTCAAGTTCATACCAACTTCCGGAAGGTTTCAACACTTTCGCATCTTTTAGATAATAAAATGATGAGAGATCATCATCAATACCATGACCAAAGAAGATTGGTAATGTTGCACATAAATAAGGCACTGCTAACTTATTCTTTATTACCTGAGCACGTGCTTCAATGCCAACAATCTTACCACCTTCTTTTATCTTATGACCCATTTTGAGTTGAATACGTATTGAAGCATGAAATCCAATAGCCTTACCTCCAAAGGTGGTGACATTATCACCAAACATAACACCGACCTTCTCCCGAGTCTGATTCAAAAATAATACAGCAACATTCTCTGCTGCAACGAGTCTTGTGAATTTACGCATAGCTTGTGAGATTAAGGCTGCGTGTCTTCCCATTGAAGCCTTACCGTAATCAGATTCCATCTCGAGATTTGAAGAAGTAGCAGCTACAGAATCCCAAATGAGAAGCATTTTACTATTCTTATTAACTAAGGATTTAGATCTTACAGCACCTTCAAAAAGTTCGAAAACTTCTTCAATTGTGTCTGGTGAAGAGTATATCAGTTTATCAGTCTTGACACCAACTGCTTCCATCATTTTCAAGCTGATAGCAGATTCTGTGTCAACATAGACAACTGTAATGTCTTCTTCTTGAGCAACAGCTGCTAACTGTTCTGCGATAAGAGTCTTACCTGTAGAGTTATCTCCATAAATTTCTGTCATTCTACCGAATGGTAATCCACCACCCATGATTGTGTCAAGAGCTAAGCAACCTGTTGACAACCATTCTGAAACAATACAAGGAGAGTCTTCATCAGAGAGAAGACTTACATCAAATTTCTTTTTACCCTTCATATCCTTCATTATTCTCTCAATCACATTGTCACTCATTTTACCTCACAAGTATGTGCAATATTTTCAAACAAAGTAATCAACTCTTTATGTTCTTTATCAGACTTACCAATGGACGACAAGTAAGTACTTACCATCTCCTTATCACTCATACCAATATTCAAGATTGTATCTCTTGCATTCTGTTTATCAATAACAAATTCTTCAGGTCTCTTAACAACAAAACTCTTGATAGCAAATGCACCTTTCGACATGATTATACTTGCTATCTCTTTATCATCTAAAGACATTCTTGATAATTCATCTTTAGGGTTAATAATAACTCTTACGATCGCACCTTCAATATCATCTCTAGAGTTTATCTTTTCAATAATTCTTTGGGTAGAATTCTTGTCAGTTGCACGATATTCCAAAGTATGAAATGGTCTAGCATCAATATCAATAAATTCCCATTTCACATTCTTATTTGTGTCTATTTCCAATAATATAAAACCTTTGGCCTCATGCTCTTCACCAAAGTCTACTCTGTCAATAGAACCAGAATAGACAATTGGAGGTAAATCCTTATGACCCTCCGTAATGTTTTGATGCTTATGAATATGACCAAGAGCTACATAATCCCAAACAGGTAATGTCAATTCATCAAGAGAGACTGCAGCATCTAAATTTGATACCAACATTGACCTCTCTGCACCGTAATTAGAACCTTCTACAGTAAAATGTCCTAATAAGACTGTCGGCAATTCTATGTTTACTTGCTTAGAAAGCTCTACAATTCTTCTACGAGTCTCATAATGTAGACGTTTTCCAGTTTCTTCAGTATTATGACTAATTTCCTTTGCATCAAGCCATGATCTGTTAGGATATGGAATTGTCACTACCTGTAAGGTTTCTCCATCTCTTGTTTCAATTTCAATAATTTCACAATTTCTGCCAACGATTATACCTTCTACTTCCAAAGTCTTATAAATTTCTAAAGTAGAAGCTCTGTCACCACCTGGCATATCATGATTGCCTACAAGTAAAACAACTGGACACAACTTCCTGAGTCGTGACATACGTTTACCAAACTCATTGATATATGTTTGTGGAGGATTGCTTCTATGAAAGGCATCACCTGCGAAAAGTGCTACATCAACTTTCTCTTCGTATGCCATGTCTATCATAGCATCAATACCATCGAGAACATCTAAGGTTCTGATGTTCAATTTTGTCTTAGAGTCAATAGCTCCCTGAGTTTCAATTCCCAAATGTGTATCACTAAAATGGATTATTTTCATGATTATCCTAAAGGTGGCTGAGATTTCTCCCAACCACCTTCAATCTGCTTAAGAGTTATCTTGGACGTAAATGCCGACGGACTGAGCGAGTAGCAACTTCCTGCTTCACACTTTTACCATCATCGTCATCGTCATCTTCAACTTCATCATCTTCTTCGAGGTCCTCTTCTTCGAGATCCTCTTCATCTTCTTCGACAACTCTCTTCTTACCAAGAACTTTTGCCTTCTTATCAGGCTCAGCTTTCATAACCTTCTGAACTTTTGAGGACTTACGAGGAGCTTCATCGTCATCCTCTGCTTCTTCATCATCAGATTCAGAAGCAAGGAATTCACGTTCCAGGCGATCATAAGGCAAAACAAATAGAATGTGACCTTTTGTAAGTTCTGCATCTTCTTCCTTATTATCGGAAACTTCGACAGGTGTCAAATCACGAGCCTTATCAAGCCACTCTTTGACAGTATCAGGATCATCGCTGAGAGGAGTACTTGTACGTTTAGGCTTGACCTGATACTCAGTTTCAAGTTTCTGACCTTTCTTTTCAATAATAAGGTCAATACCATCTTCCACATCAAAGATATCACCATAATCTGGATCACCGATGAGACTGGAAATTTGTCCAAAGACCATCACACCAGGAGTGAAAATTTGAGGTCCCTGACCTTCATGATCACGATCAATTACATTCATCCAGAACTTACGTTTTACACGCAGCTGTGAGGCCAAAGCAACTGAGGCTTTATCACCTGCCTTCTTCAATTCTTCAACATAATCGCAAATAGGACAATCCATCTCACCTTCACTTGTGAAGTTAGGGCAATAAAATTGTTTCTTATTGTCCGAACCAGGAAGCATGTGAGTTCCAACCTGTTGATAGAAGAATGTCATCTTACCAACTTCCGGTAAGATGCGAATCACAGAACGTCCATCAGGTGGTGAGAAGAACCCACCTCCACCAGTACGTAGATCTGTCTTCGCTATCTTATCCCGCAATGCTGCGAGACGGTCTTGCCTTGATGGTGCAGATTTAGTTCCCATATGATCTCCTTTAGAATGTGGGCTCAGCTTTTGAGAATTTATCTCATGCTTATTCCCTTAACTAATAAAACTTGTCAGACTGAAGTTTTATTCAGACTCTTGTCTTCTACGTTTGATTACAGTCTTGACCTCATCTGTAACTTTTGAGGACAAACGTGCAGAAGCATCATCCCGAATATTCATACCTTGCATGTCATACTCATGTCGCAAATGTGAACCTAACGATTGTAACATCATAGCACGTTGTTCAAAGGCTTTGACAATAGCCTTGAGAATGTTGAGTTCATATTCAGCATTTTCTTTTTCATTTTTGACTTTAATGCAATCTTCATCTCTGACAATCATAGACTTGATAACAGCTTCAGTATATTTTGTACCTGCTGCATCAAGCTCTTTACGATATGACTCATCAGCATCAGCAGCTTCTTGATCATAAAGTAAAGACTTCATAGCAAGTTGTCTGTCAGCTTCAGCAGTAGCAACTGCAAAGAAGACATACATGGACGCTTGAGTTGCAAATTCGTTTGACAAATTGTCCTGATCAATCATGAACAACTTACCTATGTCAAACTTCTTTGAACCTCGCAAAGTTCGAACAGTAATAATAGATCCTGAGATTTCTTCGATTATTGAAGCAACAGAATCTTCATTACCTTTATCCTTTACTTTTGTGTCGTTTTCTTCCATCTCTCTTCTCCTTAGTAAATTCAACTTGTGTTACAACATAAAGTGAAACAATATTCTTATTTATAGGTTCTTCACCAATGGCACGTGCAAATGTTAGCTTGAATTTGTCGTAATGCCATTCTACTACTAATCCATCTGCATTTCTACCAATAATCTCTACATTGTTTGGTGGTCCAAATTTATCAATAATAAGATCAACTGCAGTTCCTATCAGTTCTTCAGCAGTAAGTTCCTTTACTTCATCTGTCATTGATTCCTCGCTAGTGTCACACCTGTCTGACCTTGATACTTACCCTTCTTATCCTTGTAAGAGACATCACACATACTCTCAGCACGTAAGAAGATAACCTGAGCAATGCCTTCACCAGCATAAACTTTTACAGCAGTAGGAGTCGTGTTGGAAATCTCTATTGTAACTTGACCCTCCCACTCTGGTTCAAGTGCTGTAATATTGACTACAAGTCCACAACGAGCATAGGTACTTTTACCAAGCACAATTGTAATAATGTCCCGAGGTATCTTGAAAAACTCTACAGAGTATGATAAGGCAAATGAGTTTGGTGGTACAATACAAACATCTCCCTCAACCGTTTCAAGGAATGAGGGATCAAAATTCTTCGGATCGATTACACCACCTTCAGGTTTACGAGTAAAAATTTTGAACTTGTTACCTAAAGTAAGATCATAACCATATGACGATACACCATTTGACAATTGATTTACCTTTGGTACATTCTCACCAAAGAATGGATTTATCATACCTTCAAATGCAAGTTTTCTTATTTCATGATCTGGTAATATCATAGCAATTCTCCTTTAACCACAAGTCATATTTGATTTTATCACCATAATGTGTTCCAACTTCAGCATCTGCTTTCAATGGACACAATAACCAATCAAAGTTAATGTGTGGCATATAAATACCTGCCCACTGAATGATATTTTCCATAACATCTTTACAAAGCTCTTCCAATTCTGATATTACTGTCTTCTTACAATCAAACACAACAGAGTCATAGACCGTGTTTATGAATAACATAGCACTTTCGTCCATTCCTCTCTTCTTAATTTCTTTACGTATGATAATAGCTGACATCATTACAATATCAGAAGCTGATGATTGAATTGGCATGTTGACAGCTGCTCTCTCATCTGCTGCTCTTTGAGGAGTATCATCCGGATTCTTTATGTAAGTAAAATATCTTCTTCTTCCGAATGGACTCTCAGCAAAGCCAGTCTTATGTGCTGTCTTCATTGTATTATTTATGTAATCTTCAATTTGTGGAAATCGTTCAAAGTATTCTGCAAATAATTCTTCTGCTTTACGCATTGGAATCTTATATCTCTTATGCAAAGTGCTAGCTGTTCCTGCAAATATGATTGTCCAGTTTACACGTTTATAGTAATAACGTGTATCTTTATCAATTTTATCGTAAGGTATTCCAGTAACTAAAGAGGACACAGCTGTGTGAATATCTTGACCACTCTCAAATGCTTCAAGCATAGGAATACATTCAGAAACTGAGGCGATCACACGTAATTCCATTGCAGATTCATCAAGTGCTAATAATGCTCCATCCTCACCAAAGCGAGAATTGAAAATATTCTTGATAGGTAAATATTCCAAAAGTGTTCCAGGATTCTTCTCTTCTGTTGGAATATTTAGAATATTAGGATGTTCTGATGAAATACGACCAGTTTCCGCACCGTTAACATTAAAGTTCGTATGAACTAGACCATCCTCAGATAACCATTTTGGTGTAAGTGCTGGTATCAAGTATTTTGATAACGCACTTTTTAGAATTTTCCAATAAAGTATCTTACTTAATATTGGCATTTTACCAACAAAACCTTCTAATATTACTGCCTTTGTTGAAGGTAATTTACTTTCTGTCAATGTTCTTATTGGCATCTTACCATAAACATATACAAATTCAACCATGTGAATAGAAGAACGAGGATTGAATTTCCATTTCTTATTCTTCTTATCTGCGAGTTTGTCCTTGCACATACGTTTTACTAATTTATCTTTTAGTATCTCTTCATAAAGTTCTGCAGCTCGCATTTCATAAATTATTCTATATCTCTCAGCCACATGTTTATCAATTGTCATACCATTAAGTTCAATTTCAGTCAAAAGATTTGACATTTCGACAATCAATTCATCATACAAATACTTCTGCTTTTGTGTTAACTTCTCATACAATATGTCTTTTAGTAGAACAACAGCACCAGAATCTTTAGCTGAGTACGGAAGTAATATTTTCAAAGGCATATTCTTGTAAGAACCAGGATTCTTCTTTAATTTCGGATTCGCTTCAGGATGTTCAAGAGCATACGCTTCCATCTCACTTTCGTGATCATACCAACCTAAATATGTAGCTGACAATCTTTTCAAGCCATGCTTACCTGGTGCTGGATCTATAAGTTGACTAAGTAACATAGTATCATCACAAGCAGCATACAATTTACCTAACTGTGTAAATGTATGTAATAAGTCAAATTTTATGTTTTGTCCTTGCAGTTTTCCGTTATGTAAGTCAAGAATCTGCAGAACAATATTTTCAACTTGTTGATAATCCTTTGCAGTCCACCAAGATTCAGGATGAACCATAGGAATACTAAACATTTTGTTACCTGCTGCAAATGATACAGCTAGTAACATGTCGTCCTTAGCATATGGATCAAGTGTAGAAGTCTCAACATCATACGCTATCTTCTCATATTGAGCCAAATACTCTTGCATCTCTCTAACTTCCTTAACGGTCGTTGGAAGTATGAGTTCCATCTTCTTAGCTTCTTCATCAAATACACCATTCAAAGCATCAGATGCCTTCAGAAGACTGTCTAACCATTCGTCCATTACATTCTTGTTACGTAATATGTAAGCAGGATGATAAACTGGAATATACATAATGTTATCTTTGGTAATAATGCTACCACTCCAGTCTCTAATACCATTCTCTCCAAGAATGCCTTGAAGAGCACTATTACCTGCTACAAGCACTAATTTAGGCTTGAATTCTGCTATATCTTCAATTGCAAATTGCTTGCAATGATTTATTGCAGATTGTGTGATTTTATTGTTTGGAGGTCTGCATCTGACAACATTAGTAAATCTAACTTTTGATAAATCAAATCCAACTTCTGATAACACATTTCTGAATAATTCACCAGCAGTACCTATGAAGGGTGTGTTCTTCTTATCTTCTGTCTCTCCAGGTGCCTCTCCGATTATCAAGACATCTGGAGCTTCTGAACCAGCAGAGTCCATAAAAGGACTCTGACAAGTTTCAAAGAGTTTACAAGTCTTACAAACTTCACCTTTCACGGTCGAGTGCCTGGTATTTGTGGTTCAATAACTTTTGATAATTGTTCCTGATCTTCAACAGTAGGCTCATAATCAGACTCATCAACATCTGGAAGACTTTGTAGAATGCTCTCTTCCAAAATAAGTTCTGTGCTGCAACCTTGTTTAAGCTTCAGCAATGCTAACAAGCCATACCCAACAATGTCAGTAAGAGTGTCAACAATCTTCTCACCTGCAACTAGAGCTTGTCTACCATCAGACAAGGTCTGTACACGTAAAATTTTGTCATTCTGTCTTATCAACGGTGTGAAGATTCCAAACCGTTGCCAGGCATCACCATAATCAGCATTCTTTGCCAACAACACTTTGACAATTTCTTCAATGTCAGGATGTGTTTTGTTGATAAATGCTTCAACAGCCTCTATTGAGACCTGTCTCAAACTTGCTTCTGTAACATCAACTTTATCGTTCATAATTTCTCCTCAATAAAACAAACTTACTTTACTACCTAAATTAGTCAATTGCTCTTTTGCATATAATACAACTTGTTCTTCATCGTCAATGCCTATACAATTTCTACCATCTTTAATAGCTGTCTCTAATATGCTGCCTGTACCACAAAATGGATCTAATAGTAAATCACCAGGATTTGACAAAACTTGTGTAAGTCTTGTAACTATTCCATATGGTTTTCTTGTCCTTTCCATAACTCTTCTAACAGCAGCACACTTCCAGACATTCTTCAGTTGTTTTCCATCATTGAATTGCTTAGCAATTTCATAATTGAATGTCCAACCCTTACCTTTAGAAATTACCATTATAAATTCATTTGCATTTGTGTACATTCTTCTAAATAAAGATGGTGCAGGATTAGACTTCTCCCAAACTATGCTCGATTGCCATATCATATCAGAGTAACGTTCTTTATATCTTCTTAGAACATTGTCATAATACGTTGACAAATTACCCATCACACCGAAGATACAAAATATTCCACCAGGTTTCAATAATTGCCAACATGCATCAATCCACATAGCATGATTAGGAACACTAATATCCCAATCACCCTTATAATTTTTATATCCTGAATATGTATTCTCAATCTTATTGTTAGGTAAATTGAATGAGTTACTTATGATAAATGGTGGATCTGTTATAATTAAGTCAACCTTGACATTTTTATCTATCAGATCAAATAATACATTATGAGAATCTCCAACATATAAATTGCTGTCTGTCATACTCTAATCTCCGTTGCTGGATATATCCTAACAGTTCCTTTTGACACACTTATGAGAGGTACACACTTCACATCTGGTATATCTAATTCCTCATCTTCTATGCTGTATTCAATAAGAGTAGGAGGATATCCAAATTTCTTCACAAAACGAGCTACACCACTCGCAACAAACTCTTGATATGTCTGTTTTGGTAATGGATTACCCCACAATAAGTATAAATTATCGTCAGGCATGAGGCACATACAACATTCTAGCAGTACCTTCTCCTAAGCGAGTACGTTCAAACTTATCGAACTCACAAAGTGTATGCTCTATGTCACGCATTTCCAACATAGGAAATGCAGGACTCAAATATTCTTTGCTCACATTGAGTAAGAATCTCATACGCTCAATACAATATTCATCTGACAATTTGACATCTTTGAGTTTTCCAAAGAAGACTCTCATGATACCTCTCCTGGCACCGTTACCAGGATTTGCCCATGTGTAAATGTCATTAGCATGTTGTAAATAACGAGTGTGTCTGAGATCAGTGATAATCTCATAAGCAATGAATCTGCCAATAGCAGGGACTCCTGCAGTCAATAATTTATGAAATGCAGATTCCAGATTATCTTGAGGAGTAGGCTCTAAATCTCTACGAGCAAGCCAAAGTGCTGCCCAGGTCTTATTAGTATACATTTCAATCTTGTCTGTACCACCAACCCCAGTCAGCATATGAGCATTGGTAAATATGCGCTCACCACGTGCTCTTCTACGTTGTAATGTTCTGCTTACACGAGCTGAATTATAATGTTCTATAAATTCAACATCAGTATGACAAGCCTCTGATTTATATATCTCTGCCCATGATTCCAAACAATTTATGGATCTGTAAGCAGCAATGTTGAAAAATAATTCAGGATGGTCTGCAAATGGTTCTTCAATGTGCTGTCTACACCAAACAGTTCCTGTGTCCAATTCCCTGAACACATTACAAAATTTATACTTTCTAAAAATTGGATCATCTGTCCATGGGAATGGTAATCCAGATAACTTACGTTCATAAATTGCATGACGTTCTCTCATAAAATCAAAGAATCTTGAAGCACCTGACTTAATTTCCATCACATAATACCTCATCCATCAAAGACTGCCATGTTGGTAATAGACTACGTTGATATTCAACAACTTCATCCAACTTACGTTGCTTTATTGTCCACTCATCAAGTATTCTGCAAACATCTTCTGTTGACTTAACAATAAATTGTTCTCCTACCATACGTTCAGCACCAACTATTGCAGAATCACACATTGCCAAACAACCAGATTGGATTACTTGTGGAACTCTTGTGACTTCAGTCCCGCTTGCAGCTAAATCTTTACTTACACACACGATGCATGCAAGTCCTTTCTCGTAATGAGATTGAACATTACCATGATACTTGTCTGCACCTGGTATTGTAATATTGTCTCTGTACTTCCACATCAAAGTATCCCAATCTTTACCAACAATTAGAGAAGTGTATTCATCAGTATCATAAAATTTCTGAACTCGTTCTCCTCTATATGTTGTACCAACTTTACCAACAAATACAAGATCGTATTCAGCAGCACTTATACGTCTTACGTCAAATCTCTTGTCATATCTTGGAGAATAACCAAGACGAGTATTGACAGTCCGATAAAACTTCAAATCTGGTATCTTGTAATTTGAAGAATTTTTGATAATGTGTTGAGTACTGGCAGCGAATGTCCATAATACCCACTTGTAATCTCTGTAATCAAAACCTTTGAACAAGTTGTGCATATTATTCGGACTCACAGAATCAAGGTACTTCTGGTCGTACTTCTCAGGAAGTGTTTGCATTCTTCCTAAAGGAAATTCCAAATTATTTGGACCATGTTGAATGATGACAATTGGCACACCTTGGGACTTCTTGAGAATGTCCATAAGCTGTGTGAAGAACGGAACAACTACACCATCTCTCTTGAAGCTGTACATTGAATTCGTTGCAGCCGGTTCAATGAATAAATAATCAAATTTGTCCATATCAGGATTGAGATCATAATTCAAAGCAGTCATCCACTTATTATCAAAGTTACCAAGACTCCCACCACGTAAAGCATGCATATGCTTCTCAGGAATGAATGAGGTAATTGTGACTTCATGACCAGCTTCTACAAGTCCTTCAAGCACACCCAACCGAATATCTGTACCTAAAGAATTGACAGAAGCAATCTCATAATCCAGCTCAGTTGGCTGATTAGAACGCATGTACGCAATTTTCATATTAACCTCTAACCTTTGATCTAGCTGATCTCTTTTTATATTCTGGTTTATATTTCTCAATGTTCTCAGCTTTACGAACTGCTTCTGTCATTCTCATGACATCCAATCTCGGATTGTCTGGTACAGGTTCCCAAACAATTTTCTTTGATTTTGTATACTTCAATTTCTCTGAGTAAGTCATTGCATTCCAATTCTTTGACCACTCTATGAATTCAGGATTCAAGACTTCATCCCAATATTGTTTACCAGTGATACCCTTCTTCAGATATTGGAATCCTGTCTTCGAGACGATAATGTCGTTTGGAATGACAGACAATTGATAAGAATTGATACCAACTTTCTTCAACATAAGAGCTTCACCATCACGTAAAGAGGACATTATATCCTCAATAGGATTAGTTCCAATCTTCCTAGCTTTGGTAACTCTCTTTGTCTTGATTACTTCTGATTCTTCATCAATTTCAGGTTCGTCAACAATTTGGGACATTTTAACTCTAGAAGAAGTTCTACTAACAGGTACTTCTTCATACGGATCAATTTCATCTTCTTCAAGAGGATATTGATCAGGATCCTCAATATTCTCTTCCAATTGACGCTGTGCTTCCTCACCTGTAAATATTTCAGAAGGTGATAATAATACATCTGATGGAAGAACACCCTTCAACAATCTTCTTCTAGTAGATGTTACAGGCTTGTTATTTCTGATTATTGGTGTCATTTGTTAATCCCTTACATACAATATTTTCAATGCAGATAGCACATTCTTCAGCCGTTTCTGAATATTTCTTACCATAACATGGAGGCAAAGAATTTTTACGCTTCTCAAGACAAAGTTTGACAACCTTACATCTGTTACATGCAGGATCTTTTATGTCAGCAAGTCCAAAACATTCAGGATAATTTTCAACATCCTGAATTTCATCAGCTTCAACAACTTCCTCGTCAGACTTCTCTGAAATAAGTTCACCATTTTTGTCAGTAATTTCAGCTAACATAAGGAATTTACGTAAAAGTTTTGAACAATCTCCCCACTCAGGAACATCATTATCATCACAATCTTTGATAATGGTATCTACAATGACAGAATATCGAGTTGACAATTCGATATCGGCAATTTGAAGTTCTTCTATAATATCTAGAAGATCTCTCTTAGTTAAACCTTCCTGAATTGCATCTCTTGCATCTTGATCAACTTTTATCATTATATGTCATCCTCACAAACTGCTGCATATGCTCTCTTAATTTCACGGATACCAACAGCAGCTGCAGGAACATTCAAGCCAACTGCTGCTGCAATGTCTTCAACCGTCATATGATTATGAACACCACCTGCACTTGCGATATGAAAATCCTTATCATTGATGATTTTCTGGAATATTAGCTTCGCTTCATTACTCTCAAGCATCTCCAATGTATTTCTGACTCTTGTAGAACTGTCAGACAAATATTCTGGATTACCTTCATCTGTTGGGGGTTCAAGCTCAAGAGTAACTTCCATTTCAATTGAAAGGATATTCTTCTCTTGTTTTCGGTAAGTGATGTAGTATCTGTACTTCAATTCACTAATACGATTGTAACACATACGTTTGATGAGTCCAACCATGTCATCAACTTTATACTTACCAGTATAATAGTTTATACCCTTCTGAATTTCTTCATGAAGTTCACTAATAATGTCATCTTTTGATAACATAGCATGGTCAGGATTCTCATTCAACCCAGCTAGATATACCACTAAACCTTCCAATCTTTTGAAAATTATTTCACTTTCTGTCAAATTTTCTTCAGAATCTAATTTACGTGCAGTCATGTGATCCTCCAATGTAATAAATACAACTTGTCAGGAGACCAAAATTAATTGGTCAAGGCTACGTGTATATGCAACATATTGAATATTCTTCTCTTGGTCTCGTTCCCACTCAGCCTTTGCCATAGGATGAGGCATAAGTTTAGGGTCTAAAATGAAAACTTTATTGGCTTCAAGACCTTTAGCTTTATGTACTGAAGAGAAAACTATTCCAACAACATTGTCAGAGAAAATTGTGTCAATTTTATCTTCAAGTTCAGATATAGTAACAACACCAATCATCAAAGCATGGAGAGTTGCAGCTTTATCTTGAATAGCCTGTGCTGCTATACTTCTCTCTCTAGCCATCAATTTGACAGTTTCTCTCTGACAATAATCATCAATCTTTATACCTAATTCTATAATATTGTCAGCTCTTAGCTTACGAATTATGGTAATCAAGTTTGAACCAATATCACGACCACGTATTACTACCTTGATTCCCATCTTGATAAGCTCATATGCTGGTCCAATCAAAGGAGCATTGCAACGACATAAAACCATATCTCCTTGACGAACTTCCTTTAGAAATTCTGTTTGGAATATATTACGAACTTCTCCCTCTTTTGAACCTTCAGCACATTCAAGAGGGATATTCGGAAACATCTGGTTTATCAAATCAACATGTGATTTTGGGCAACGATAGGTAATTGAGAGAGGTAAGGTCTCTGCTCCAAGATTCTCAATAAGATTCGGAATCGCATTGACATCTGCTCCACGGAATCCGTAAATTGATTGATAACGATCACCTACTGCTACAATTCTGCCGGTCTTCTTGACACTCATAAGTGCTAATGCGATTTGATTCTTATTAGTATCCTGAGCTTCATCAATGAAGATAAAATCATACTTTCTCATCGGAAGATTGTGGAAGACTGGTAACCAGCACATGTCATCAAAGTCAATGATGTTTGTCATCTGTGAAGATAACTTGATGACCTCAGTAACAGCCAGGAAAATAAGTTCTCTGTCACCATTAAGTTCAATGTTGTAATGTGCAGCAAGCTCATCAAGTTCTTCAGGTGAAGTTCCTGTTAAGTTCCCTTTGACAAGAGAGACAAGGTGTTTAATACTATTGAAAAGATGCTTGTGTACAAATTTATCAAGAATACCTTCAAGAAGAGTATCAACCTTGTTCTCATTTAGCTTCACGTCACCATAATTGTTCCTAAGAGCTGAATTCCCAAGACCATGATAAGTCATGACTTTGACGTTTGATGGGACTCGGGTCTTCAACTCTTCAGCAATGTGGCGATTGAAGGCAAGGTAGACAATGTCCTGATTCCCAGGCACATATTTCAGCATCTGAACACCAGTGGTTGTTTTACCACTTCCAGCCAGAGCCTCAACAACTAAGGATTTACCCTTACCCTTTACCCAGTCAAAGATTGCCTGTTGATAAGGTGATGGTTGAAATGTCTTCATACTATTAACAAGGGTTGTCTCTTTGTTCTGAGTAATCTTTGCTCCAGCCTGTTCGAGAGTCATAGAATGTTTACATTTTGGATAACCAGAACAACCATAGAATTTTACTCCAGTTGTCTTGTTACTCTTTAGAAGCATAACTAATCCACATTCCGGACACATAAGAGCTGTCATTTTATCACCACTTCAAGTTTCTTGACATAAATGACATAATCTTCAGAACTGCCAGCCTTCATGTAGAGGATTGTATCTTCATCACCCTCATCTACCTCTTCGAAGAAGTAATTCGGCTTACGGTAACCATCGATTATGGCCTGAACCTTCTGAAGTGCAAGCTCTTTGTCAAAGAAGGCAAAGTGATTGTCATCACCATGTCTGTCATGATGGACTACGAGGAAAGTGTCCATAGAAATTGCATTATAGACACTGCCTTCCTTACGTGCCCAAAGTTCAATCTGATCCTTAGTTACTTTGAAACTTACTCGATTTTGGTCTGTCATTTGATCCTCCGTTTAATAAAACTTGTCATAACCTAATCTTACACTCAATTCTCCAAAAAGTAAAGGGTTAAACACGGTTTTGTCGTCCTAAATCCACGTGTTTGTCGTGTTACAACATATATACGTTATAAAAGCATTTTAAGTTTCGCACCAAACGAATAAGGTAGTTCCTCATAGACACCACCATCTGCTGGATCACGCTCATCGGCAAATTTCCAAAGTGTTACCTCTTTACCACCTTTGTAAAGTCTATCTGCAACTTCTACTGAAAATTTACCTGCGCCATAATCCAGTGCTACCTTGAATTGCTTTACTTCTGATTCTATAAGTCTTTTCAACTTCTCAGTTGTCATCTCTTTACCAATAAGAGCAATAGCATTCTTACCAACAGCCATCGCACTGAATGCACCTTCACATATTACCACTTCATCGTACAATTCAAGTGCGATCGAATTGAACATATAATGTCTAGCTTCTGATTTCGGATTGACATATTTCGGAGTCATCCAAGAGGGAATAGCCCTGGCTTGATAATAACCATCCTCAATAGGAATAACAACACGCATCGGTAACGTAGCTGGACATACTCCGAAGTTGTAAAATTCCCAGTCCTCTTGCTCAAACTTTCTCTTTGTCAAGTAATTTATAGCCTGTTTTATAGACCTAGAACTTTCAGAATCTTTGAGAAGTTGGAAATCATATGGCAATTGCAATAACGACTTCTCTTTGTCAATTTCAATAGACTTTCTCTGTAATTTTGTGAAGACTGTATCAGAAACATTGTTACGAATTTTAGGAGTTATATACAATTCTGCTAGAGCCTTTGCATAGGAGCAATGCAGAACGTCCATAATGAACTTTACCCAACTGCCTCCGTAACCACATTTGAAGCAGTGTACAGCTTGTTTCTCAATACTTACGTGCATGTGTAACTTTGAAGAATCACAGAATGGACAAACTATCTGCAAGTCAGTAACAGGATTTCCATATTCCTTAGCTTCAGGATAATTGTTATAGATAAACCGACTTATATCAAACATCCTGTTCCTTATCCTTATTCTTTGAAATGCCTGTCGTTATGATGGCTTGAGACTTCCCATAAAATTTAGCATCATACATCGTCTTCTTAGCACCATCACGAACCTTTGCCATAAATAGACGACATGCGTTCATCTGTTCTTCATCCCTAGTCTGGCATAATGCTATAATGACATCTGCAATTGCTGCCTTACCAATATCCTCTGCAATATCTTGAATGGTGATAATTTCCTTTGACAAGGAACTTCTACCAGATTGTGAAGCTCCCCAAACTGGAACTCCGTACTTACCTCCGAGATCACGAAATTCTTTGTAAACTTCTGAAAGTTCAAATCTTTTCTCATTATAATGTCTTGTTGAAGAAACTAAATCAGGGTAATCATCAATAATAAGATCAAACTTGAATCCCTCATCAATAAGACGTTCAAGTTGAGAATCAATTCGCTCAATGTTACAACTCCGCATACCTATAACTTTTATCCTACCTGTCAGTATATGTGCAGCTGCCTTCTTCAAGGATTCCTCATAATCTTCAAGATTCTCATCCCTTGTAGGAAATTTGAAGACTGTTCTTGCTGCATACCTCTTTGCAGTAATTTCTTGACTCATCTCGTGCGTAAAATGAACAACATTACAGTTAGAACCGATTGAAGCAGCACCAAATCCTATGTTTATCAAACTCATAGACTTACCTGCATTCATAGGAGCTAGAATAATACCTAATTCTCCTGCTCCTAGTCCACCATCTAAAATTGAATCTACATGATACCAACCTGTGCGAACTTTATGTAACCATAATTCATACAACCATTTGTTAACATCTTTGACAACTTCAATACCGACATCTTGTAGATTTTCACCTACTTTAAGAGCTTCTTTCATTCTGACAATGGTATTCTGTAAATCACCCTTTGCAATATCATCTACAGAATCAAGAATTGCTATTTTAGCAGCTTGCTCTCTTGCCCACTGTAAAGCCTTATCTCCTGCTAACTTCTTCTCAGATGGAGCAATCTCATACAACTGTTCAAGTAACTTGGTAATATTTGTCTTACCGTCTGACAAGGTACGCAAGTCACTTATACTGGTAGGACAAGTCTTGTAAGACGTCCAGTACTCTACAATCACCTTTGCAGCAGCCTCTTCGTCATCCTGCTCGAAGAATTCTGGACGTATAATGGTTGTACCATACTGACTCATCCATGTTCTGTCTAACATGAGACTCAATATTTTCAATCTAAATTCTCGCTCAAATGTATAACTGTCTACCGGTGTTGACATCTTTGCTTCTCCAAAACTGCTTTAATGATAGCATTGTAACTTGAGACAGGTCGTATATAATATTCCTTACATAATATGTCTGTAACTTCTAATTCAGGACGATCTTCTTTAGGACAATCAATCCATGCTTTACTCAATAATGGTTTCAACTCTTTTACAATATTACTCATTCTGCATACGTCTTTGAGATTCCCATCAACATATGCTCTTGCTATTAATAATTCAGATTGCAATATCTCTGTCTTTGTGTCTTCATCTTCATCAGCAATCTTTACATATTCACTCTTGTCAACAGTTTGAAATTTACCTAATGCCCAATCTCCACAAAATACTGGAACTGGTATACGGTAGAATTTCCTCTTCTCTACCCAACCTTTCAAAAGTGTTGTAACGTTATAAGCATAATCACGACAACCAATATTCAAATCTCGTAAATCATCCATAAAAGTTTCAAATGTTGGATACTCTTTTGCACTTATGTAACACTTCTTACCAAGAATGTGTAAATGAGCATTCTCATAATAGGTTGCTAAGGCAGGTTTATTTGACAATGATTGTCTTGAACTTCTCTTGTTCATATGTTACAATCCTGTCTTCAGAGTGTCCAAATAAGTGCATATTTGTATCATCTAGAAAGTCATGAACAGCAAGAACATTTTCATGTTCCTTTTTACGCAAACCTCTACCAATACGTTGTAACAATTTAACATGACTTTTACCACCTGCAGCTAGTATGATGGTGTCAACAGAAGGGACATCTATACCTTCATCATAGATCGGAGTAGCAATATAAATACAAGACTCTCCTGTTTGCATTCTCTCTAATACAGAATTTCTATATTCCATATCAGAATTTCCTGAAACAAATACTGAATTTGGTAATAATTCTTCCAATAATTTACCATGATCAATACGATTTACTAATATAAGAACTGTACCTACTGCTGCTTTGGCTTTCTCTGCAATCTTCTTATTTCTAATAAGATTGTTAACAATCAATTTGTCATAAGCATCTTGATATTCTAATTCCCAATCTAATTTGTCAAATGATTCAATAACATGAATAAATACTCTTGGAACTGCTGAATAACCAGAATCTATCAGATACTCATTTGAAATTGTATAACCTATCTCTCCTGTAGCAGCCATCAACTTCATATCAGACAAAGTATCATACTTCAATGGAGTACCACTAAAACCATATCGATAACTTCCAGACAGATTGAATAAAATATCCATCATCTGATTACTTGACACATGGTGACATTCATCTGCCATGATTACAACATTATCAGCAAATATTTTCAAATTTGTATCCTTTGCTAAAGTTTGTATCATAGCAACTGTTATGTCACGCTTTGACTTTACTCCATCTCCATAAATTCCTACCTTACAACCAAGTCTCTTCTCCATACGTCTGGCAGTTTGGTACATAAGTTCTTTACGATTGACAAGAATAATGGATTTTGGTAATCCCAATGCCCACAATATTGCAGACATAACTTCTGTCTTACCTGAATTTGTTGCCATTGCTGCAACGCCTCTACGTTGTTGAAGCATAATATTAGCAGCTTCAATTTGATAATCTCTTAATATAATTCCATTCAAAACACCTTTTGTAACTGTCTTGCTGGGAAGTGTGACTGTTGTGTCAATAATATTGACTTTATAATCATCTTCAGTAAGTGCTTTTACAACTAACTGAAGTAAGCCTGTTGGAAATTCACGTAATCCTCTCATAAGAGAGATATATCCATCCCACATACCAGACTTATACTTAGGCATGTGGTAAAATCCTTCAGGTCTAGCTCTACACACCTGTCTAATAATAGGTAGTGCACTCATCTCAGTTGTTGTGGAATAACGATCCTTTACTACAATGTCCATTGTCTATGTCCAGACAGCATATTCTATTTAGTTGACTAAACATTTAGGGAGGTGACTGTGAACAGAAGGTACGAGGGACAAGCTCGTAATTGACTCTAGGAGGATCAATTCTGCTACAGTCACCACTCTAAATGTTTAGAATCTACATAATACAACTTGTGAAACAACAGTTATGAGGAAACAAATTTACGTAACATAATCCTCACATGCATATCATCAGCAGCTGCTGCTATTGCAGCCTTATCATACACACGCAATGTATAACCAGGAAGTAATACAAGTCCGTCTGGAAGAGGATTTGATAAGTAGTCTGTGTCAATAAATGCTGTTAAATTTGGAGCATTCTTATAGAAATTGTAATATCTTGTCAAAGAGGCAGCTTGGACAATACCTGCCATAATGCTCAATATCACATTTGTACCATCTGTAACCTCTAGACATATCTGCCTATTACCTGCATCAGCACTTGATGTCAATTTAATATTAACAGACAATATGTCCCACATAAATCCGGCAGGTACTGTAAATGTCTTATCAGAATCATCATCTGTAACATTAGATTGCTGTTCAACAATACCTGCAGGAATGACTATCTGTTCACCTGAAGAGTTTACCAGTGTATGGTAAAATGTACCAGTTCCATCCTTATTAGTATTTCCGTATGACATAACTCACACTCCCTCGACAATATGTCGACTAAGTTGGTAATCAATCTCAGCAGCTAACGCTCCTAAAGAATTTTGTAATGTTTTGTCCAATATTGTGAATACCGGTCTAATGTCTAATATAATATCAGATTCACTAAGAGAAATAGCAGAAGAAGATAAATTCACATAAGCTAATGGCATAATATTTGAAGGTATTATCGGATAAACAATGTTTGCAACTGTGAATGATATATCACCAACAATAATTGCAACAGCATTTGTATCAACATTCAAATATACTAACATACCAACATATTCACTAACATTAGCAGGTTGATAAGGTGTTAAATCATAATTGTCTATACCTTCAAAATAGACAATCTTCCCACCAACTCCATAAAATCCTTTTGTGACATCAATACTAATTCCACCAACCTTAGCTGGATGTACTCGCAAC